TAGCATAATTTTTTGTTTGTGTATCATCTATTAGTCCCCAAACTAATACATCATTTACAAATCCTGTGGCTGAAACCCCTGTTGGCACTACGTTTGCTTTAGATATTGTGGTAACTGATCCTACACTTCCTGTTACACTAACACCTGTAATAGTAAATATTTCGTTGTGATGAACGGTTACTGATCCTACTGCTGAGGTTGCAGATACACCAGATATTACTACGTTTGCTTCTCCGTCTACATCAACTCCAACAGTACCAACTGATCCAACTGCTCCAGGTGCGTTCGCAACTGCATCACCATTAACACCAACGCCACCTATGGCAGATGTTCCCACTTGTGAGTTTGGAGTTACATTTGCTTTTGCAATGAATGTAAGAGATCCTACGGCACTCGTGCCAACTTGAGATGAAAGTGTTTGATTTGCTTTTGCTACAACCGTAGCTGTGCCAAGAGCACTTGTAGATGATTGTCCTGTAAGAGTTAAATTGGCCTCACAATCAAAAGTAGGAGTTCCTACTGCTGTGGTGCCAACTTGAGAAGAAGGAGTTACATTAGCTTTTGCTACAACAGAAACAGTGCCTAATGCACTTGTAGCTGATTGTCCTGTTACATTTACTTCAGTTACTGCGGGCTGACCCCAAGGGCCTATACCCCAGCCAGCACGACCCCAACCAGCCATATTACTAAGCTATTCTTATAATAGCTGTGCTTGCTGCTGCGGCTGGAAAAACTATAGTAAAGTCGCCTGCGGTTGAAGTTTTATCACCACCAAAGTCGATTGTAGCTACAGATTTATTACTATCACTTGAGTTGTAAATCATACAACCTCTAGCTGTGATTGTAGCTGTGCCAAAAGTTAGATCAGCAAAATCAGTAAATCCTGTAGTGCCACTTGAAGTAGGATCTACTCTAGTTAAATTACTACCGCCAGATGTATAGTTAGTACCACTTGCTTGTCCTGTTGTAGTAAAAGCTGTAGTAGCTGCACCTAAAGTAGCAGAGCTTGTATATAAAGCTAA